TATCTTTGCCTGTTCCATCTTGAACTGGTTGTTCTTCTGGCGGAACACCTTGTTGTTGAGCATATTGCTGCATCATATTTTCAGTTGGTGTAGGCGGAACAATATTAGGCATAGGTGGTTGAGGCGGTAATGGATTACCCATTTCATCTGTTGGAAGTGGATTACCCTGTTCATCGACTGGTGTATTAGCAGCTTTCTCTTCTTCGATTTGCTGCATGATTTCTTCAATTTCTTCGTCGTCCATTTGAAGAACATTCTTACGAACCCATGCCATTGAATAGTAACGACCAACGTATGGATCAACTAACTGAAGAGTTGTGATTCTATTTTGAAGAAGTTCGGCTTCTTTAAGTTCGGTAAAGTTATTGTCCTTCTTAAAGTCATACCAAACGTTTTCCTTAAACTCTTTCCATTCTTCTTCGGTGCAAATCTTCTTAAGTACAAGTTGAAGACGAAGCAGTTCATCGAATAGTGTGGAAAACTTGTTACGAAGACGATTAACAAACTTTGTAAACTTTAATTCGTCTCTTGTGATTTCTGTGGAACGACCAAGAGAGAAACCCTGTGACTGTTCCAAGCGAGAGATAGGAACACCAAGAGCCTTGTATAGCTTCTTTTCAAAATACTTAACGTCTTCCAATTCACCAAGGTTCATACCGCCTGGTAGAGTTGTGATTTCGGTACCTTTACCGCCTTCACGACGAGGTAACCAGAAGTCTTCAAGCATGGAAAGATGCTTACGATCATCCTTAATTTCGCCTGTGCTGGAATCATATACAAGCTTGTTACGATACTTAGCCATAACATCACGAAGATATTGTTCGGCTTTGATTGTTGGCATGTTACCAACGTCGATATAGAATACTCTGCGCTCGGGTGCGCGTGAGAGACGGTAGATGACTGTTGCGTCTTCTACCATACGCAATTGATTAAGTGGCTTGATTGCTTTGTGAAGATAAGAAAGAACCATGGCTCTCTTTGAGTCCATTAGTCCTGAATTGACATTAACTACAGCATCGATGGCAATCTTTGTGCCTAAGTTAGAATGAGCACCAATCATACCTCTTTCATTGTAGAGGTAGTATTCTTTCATGCTCTTAATAATTTCCATACCAGATTGAGTATCTTTAGCTTTCTGGATTTCACGAATCTTGCGAATTCGACGCGGATCAATGTATCTAAGCTCTTGAATGCCCTTAGACGGCGACTTGTCATCGATGATAACGTGATAGAATAGTCTACCATCCGTATACCAGCGACGGAATAGTTCATGACCCATGTTTCCAAAGTCTAGAAGCTTTAGAACATAGTCGAACTCTTCTCTGATCTTTTTCTTGATATTTTCAGGCTGTTTTAGTTCGTCGGCATCTAATTCAACACCTGATTCGGAATCATCATTTACGATAGCTTCATTGACAATTTCATCAATAGCAGTTTCTAGTTCTGGCTGCATAGCCATTTCACGATAGCGAGTGATAAGTTCAATTTCGTTTCTAACAACACCGTCAAGATCGACATAGGTACCATAATAAGCACCAGATTGAATAGTTACAGCGCCGTCATCATTTTGTGGCAGCGCGAAAGACTTATTCTTCTCTTCTTGATCTTGTTGCTTCTTACGGCTTATCTCAAAGCCAAATAATTGGACCATTACTCACTCCAGTTTGAATGGGGCGGGGATTGCTCCCCGCCTTGTTATATAATATAATTATACGAAGCCTAGGCTGGCGCTTGGTCCTGCCTGAGTTGTATCTGTAGTAGACCTTGATGATGGATTTGTTGATTCCCACCACTGATAAGCGAATGTTACAGAAAACTCTTCGATTGAATCGTTTGCTCCCCAATCAACTTCAATTGGACTTACTTCGATTGGGAACATTCCTACAAATTTGTACTCTTTGATTACATTACCAGCTTTACCAAACTGTGTTATGTATGCATCTTTCTGATAATTTAAAGGACTTACAAGAGAACGAAGATTTCCAACATGTGAGTTGAGAGCACTCATCCACTTTTCAAATGAGTTACGAACCTTGAAGTCTTCGTCGTTGATAATTACCACAGTCCATTCAGAGAAGATTCTATTTCCTGAGAACTTTAGTTCACGACCAAAGTAGTTTACAGGAATGGAATTTACTGTTGATCCTGGTAATTGTGCCGAACGACACATGAAGTTGAAAGCGACTTCAGAGCCGCTTTCTCCGTTGATGTTAACAGTTAGATCAGGAATGGTGCAAGAGAACAAGTTAGGTCTTGCACCGTCTCCTACCATCTGTGATCTAAAATTTGCTACGTTAAACTCTGCCATTTTATTCTCCTATGATTCTATTTATGTTCATTTTATCAATTAAAACTTACCAACAATTTCATCAAAGGCAACACCAGTTCTTACAGCAACAAAGTTTAGCTGGATGAAGTTGATGCTTCTAGCAGGTTTGATGTAGATATCGCCAACAAACTCGTTACGGTCAATAATTTCTGGAGTATTGTTTGTCTGATCGCAAACTACGCGATACTGATAGATACCGCGACGACCCTGTACATCGCGTAGATATGGTTCTACTAGAGATACAAACTGAGCGCGAGTAAATTCATCGTTGAATTCAAAGAGTGAATACTTAGCTGCTCTTGCGATTGCTTTTTCTAGTACAATGAACAATCTACGAACGTTGATACGATCAAACGCTGATGGACGAGCAAGAAGCGTCTTATCACCATAAAGAACCGTTCCTTCGCCTGGGAATGTTACAACTGGATTAACACCCTTCTTATAAAGTTCATCTCTTGCAGTCTTGTTTGGATTCCAAGAAAGCTTGACAACATTTTTAATTTGACCGCGATTAAATCCAGCTGGTGAGTACCATGGATCACGCTCAAAATCTGTTCTTACGCATAGACCAGCAACGTCACCGTTTAGTGGAACCCAACGGTATACGTTATTGTACTTGTCGTACTGATATTTCCAACCTGAATCCATTACAGCATATGAAGACGAATTGAACAAATCTCTGTAAGTTGAAATGTCTGTTATTTCTTCGCCAGAGTTATTTACAGTGCTTGCCATTGAAGGTGAAACAAAAGCTACACAATCTTTACGATATTCAGCAATATTTTCTACAATGTGTTTTGCAACTGTTTGATCAGATGCTCCTGCCATAACAAGAGATACGTCAATTTCTTCTGGATTCTTAAAATTATTATAAGCGTCGATCAATTCACCATTAGTTACTGTTGCTGATGCACCATTAGCTAGAAGTTTATTATATGTGTCATATGGTCCAGAGTTAAATGTTGTATTGGCAGCAGGTGTACCCCAGTTTGCTAACACTGATTGATTTTGTATTGTAACAGTTATAGTTGCTGTACCATTACCAGAAGCAGACTGAGCAACACCAGTTACTGTTTCTCCTACATAGTAACCATAACCTCTATTGTTGATAGTAATACTACCACCCGTACCTTCAATAAGTCCGGTACCGTTTGCAATAAACGACACATTTGCCCCATAACCGGAACCACCAGAAAGAATAATGAATCCTGTGTCGTTATTGTCAAATTTATCAGCACCATCAGTTACAGCCGTAACTGTTGCAATATTAAATGTGTTTCCTGACTGATGATTTACAATGTAAATATATTTTGAACGATCATTAACAACATTTACATAGTAGTTTGATGATCCATCATCATTTTTTGCATCGGAAGCTTTAGAAACAAAAGCAAACTTTTCTAGTACTGTGTTTGGACTTCCTGTAAATTTGCCTTTCTCATCAATAACGATAATGTGCATTTCATCGTTTCTGCCGCCACGATTTCCAACAAAGTTAGAAGTGTTCGGTTTAGCATCAAACTGATTAGCATATGCAACACTATTGCTTGTCCATGTTGTCCAAGCTGTGTCATTTTGACCGTTAGCAAAGATAGAGATGCGAAGACCATTACCTTTATCGCCAGAATAACGAGCAGCAATAGTTGTGTTTGAGGATGCTGTAAATGGACTATTAAAGTTATAATTATATACATCTTGGTTTTGGATCAATAAACCTCTACCATCAGTCGCGTTTCTATCTGATACTGAATTGGCCGCACGGACAACCTTAAGATTTCTTGCATATGATAGGAAGTTTGCTGCTGTAAACCATGTTGCGAAGTTGTTAGAATCTGGTTTACCAAAACGATCGGCCAACTCAACTTCATTTGAAATTGTTACGATAGTGTTAGCTGGGCCCCAATTAAATTGTCCTGCAATCGCACCTTCTGTGGTTCCAACAGCTGGAACTATAGTAGTAAGGTCGAATTCAGATACATTTACACCTGGTGACAGTTGAAATGCCATAGTATCTCTCCTTTATAAAATGGATTATTCTTGTTGTTATTATTTAGAAAAATGAAGATTTTACAGCTTTCTTTTCCAGTTAAAGTCGTCCCAAGGATATCTCTTGGTTCTGTCCTCAAACCACACGTTTCCAAACTCATCCACCTCATAATCTGGGTTATCAACCCCATTATCTATTATAGGTAATGGCGTCAAATCAGTATCCATAATGTTCAATTGTTCTTGTTGGAGCGTAACTCGTATATCATTGTTTATGTTTTCTTTGAAGTATCTCTGGGCAGTCAACCATCCAAAATGAACTAGAGTCATTACAAGATCGTCGTTATTACCCTCTTCAGCTTTAAACGACTGTTTATCAGCGGAAAATGTGGTCAATTCTGTTATGGTTTCGGCATCATTTATGATCAGCTTATCGCTTTCAATAAGCGTTTTTAGATTGGTACAACCAATTATTTTTGTCTGTTTGGATGTTTTTAAACCGTATGCGATTCTCTTCTTGAAACCTGGAGTCTGTATTTGCCCCTGCTTACCCTTCAATTCAATCTTGATAAGGTTTTCGTAAGC